GATGTTGTCACCCGTAAAACCGTAGTCACAACAGCTCACACACTGAACTGTTGCTGAATCAGAATAGTTTATAGCGTTCATATCCATACAACCCGTTATTATAAAATCACCAGGTGTTGTTACATTAGTATTGTTTTCATCGTAGTTACTTGTTTCCCCACTACTTATAGGGTTTGTACCAAAATCACCATAACCATCATTATCTGTGTTCCAAAAACTACCCAAATCTACCACTTCTCGCGGTGGTTTAACATCAGTATAAACCCCCAAATCTTTTATACTTTGTTTAATTAGTATTGGTAAAAATAAATCTTCCTGATTAATATAGGCGATAGTGTCTTCAATACCATCATTATCCGTATCAATAGTTGTTAAAATTCTTTTAACCTTAATATTTCTTTCATATTTTTCCACTATAATATAACTCTTTCTGTTAATGTTATTGTGTTAGTGGTGTTGCCACCAATAAGGGGTTGTGGTATTACAGCGAAATTATGGTTACCATTATTATTATTAGGGTTGTATACCGTAATTGGGCTAGTCCAGTAATCACTATTAGCACTATATTGTGTTATGTTTATTGGTGACGTAAAACCGTTTGGTAGGTTATAAAAATCATATACTTTACCATTTAATGCACTGAAAAATCTACCAATAATATATAAATTTAGGTCATCGTTTGTTTCATTAAATAACGTATAATTTCTATCCCAAAAAATCCTTTTTAGGTTGAAGTTTGGTGATTTTGTGTCTGTAACGTCTAATTCCTCGAATAACATTAAATTTCTATTTTCTGGACTATTTTTATCGTAAAAATATAATCTAAAATAACTTTTTAAGAATGAATTTTTCCTAAGACCACCACTGCTGGAAGTGTTAAATCCTGCCGCTTCGTAATCTGCTAAATAAGTGTTTGTGCTCCTATCTAAAAACCTAAAATTTATATTAATACCTAAGCTGTCAAATGTTTTATAGGCTATTTGTTCATCATCAATAAATGGGTTTATAGTGTTGTTAACCTCTATATCGACTAATTTGTCAATAGTTTCACTCAATCCTAATTGTGTAAAACTTGTTGATGGTGACATACTTATGTTTATATCCTTACCTTTTACTTTATTTATACTATACTTTTCCATTAACAAACATCTTGTATTTCACCCACTCTTACGAATTCTTGGTCTATAATTTTTTCTGTAAGTGGGTTTTGTCTTCTTATAAAAAAACTGTAATTACCATAAAAATAGTGTTTACCATTTATAAATGGGTAGTCTACACCAACACCTGAATTAGGTTCTATAAAACCAATATATAGTAAATCTCTCCAAGCTATACCGCCATTTGGGTATGTTTCTGCGTAATTTGGTATCCCTTCTGTTGGTTCATTTATACTACTAGTTTCTATTATATCAGAAAAATTCATTATCTCTAACTTACTGAATGGGTTTAAGAAATACCCCTCCCCATTTGGGTCGTCAGCTAAACCAAATCTATGTACTATTTTTGATATCACCTTCTCTTTAATTTCTAAACTATTATATTCAGCATAATCTCCAATGTAATCATATAAGTCATTAGGTTTTTCTATGGTACCCACACCATTAATAACGTATTTGGATATTGTTTCTAGCCCATTAATTGTTGTTATTTCGTAACTATTAAAGTCCCATCCAGCAACAACGTTAGACCATTTGTATGTGTTTTGGCCTGACCTTTTTATAAAACCTAAGTATAGTTCTGTTAGTGGTTTGTTGTTGTGGTCTAATAATTTACCAACATCTATATCCTTATTAAAATGATACAACCAAGTATCATTAGCTATACCTAACTCATTTACAATTGTTTTTGGGTATATACTAGTACTAAAAGCACATTTATATGAATCATATTCGTTTGTTGTTAAAACTTTATAACGTCTAACATAATATTCTGAAGGAGTACCATTTAATGTTCTAAATCTGGGTTTATTTGATGTGTATGATTGTGTTTGCCCCTTTGTTGTAAATAAAATATATTTTATAATGAAGGTGTTTGGGTCTAAAACTGAGTATACTTTAAATATACCATTTAAAATGCCTACACCCCTTAAATCTATATATGGTGGTATAAATTCTTGTGGTGGTGTGTATGATGGGTCTTCAGACCCTAGTGGTAATGATGCTGAAAATGGTACATCTAAATTGTGTGGTGTTTGTGTGGTTATTTTAAGGTATATATCATTACCACTAGAAAAAGTACCGGTAGTCCCACCATATTGGTCTGTTGCGGTAACCATGTTAATGTCTATTGTATTAGAAAAATTAATATCTTCTTGTGTTGTGTTAACGATTCTACGAAAATTACTTGGTTCTGTATAAGTGAATTCATATGGTGTGTCTAACACAAATTCTTTGTCCATATTTTTACCATCAATACCTAGACTTAATACCTTGTATATCCCATAATATGGGTTTGCAGGTATTTCCCTATTATATAGATAAACATAATCATCTACTGAAAGATTGTGTTTTTGTACACACTTAACACCTAATTTTTCTTCTTCACCTTCTGGTGTTGCTGGTAAAAAAGTTTTTATTTGTGGCCCCATATTAGCTGGTGACGATATGTTTGTACCAACTTGACTAATATATTCCATATTAAAATCAATATCTTTTTCGTGTGGGTATAATATCTGTAATAACCAGTTATTTGGTGTTACCTTTGGGTTACCGTCAGGTAGTGGGTCCCAATCCTCACTTAGTGTGCCCGTTTTTACCGTGATTATACCATCATCCGCTATGATTCGTTCTGTTGGGTCTAGTTCATTCGCCGTATATATGTTTATTTTACCAGAAAAACGATAATCTCTAACTTCCACTCTTTCTTTTTCAAAAACATCAGCTTGGTTAACCACATTAACTAAATCATACTCTATTAATGGTTTAGTTGTGTTGTCTAAGCCAATAGTCAGGAAGGTATCAGTTTCTAAAGCGGACTTACTAGTTAATTGCTTTGGTACTTTTAATATTTGGCTCATTTTTATTCTTTAACTCTAACTTTTATATCTGTTTGTGGGAATCTTATTTGAAACATCGAGTCGTATTCAGCGAATAATGTAAAATCTTCTGTTAAATTTATCTGTAACGTTTCTAAATCTGACATTTCTTGTGTTGTAACATTACTAGAATACGGTGTACCAGTCCTATTGAATACTTTGAAATCTATAACATTTAAAACCCCACCTACATTATTTATATTTTCGATTAATTGTGATAAATAAATATTATCACCCATGTCCCAATCCTGTACTTTAAAATATTTTTGTACAGAATCAATAACCCCAGCAATAACTTCACCTCTTGAAAATGCTTTATCTATAAAAATGTCTATATCAAAAGCCAAGTCAAATATTTTACCGTCCCTAGTTAAAACATAGTCATTAATCATTCTATAATCGGCTAACCAAGAGGCTATATTTTCTTTAAGTGTATTTGTAGACGAATTACTTAATTTTCCTTGACTGTCTAACCCTATAATCGCAATATCTATTTTATTTTGTCTTTCAGATACGTTATTTCTAAACGGTATACCAAACGTACCAGGCATTTTATCTATTAATACAACATAATCTTTTAATGTTACTGCTCTATTTTGTGAAGAAAAGTTATATCTAACCATCTTTTTTATTTGTTCAGTACTGGGAGCGTCAGCACCACCAAAAGCTGGGACTGGGTTATTTACTTTCAATGAGCCCTGAACCCTTTGATTTGTTTGAGCGTTTGGCCCATTTACCTCCATAATGTAAGCTCCTCTAGCTGTTAATGTGTTAGCCCCAACATTGGCGTTTGCTCCACCACCAGTTCTATATCTAATATACATGGTTTTACCAACAGTTGGTATTTCACCCATAGCTGTGGTATTTATAAAATCACCAATTCTTAATGTAAAATTGTTGTTTGCGTAAGTATTTAATTGTTCTTGGTCAGCATTACCCGAACCAAACGTCATTTTACAAAACCCCTTATCTGTATATTCTTTAATAAATCTTCTATTCGTATTAACCCATTTACCTGGTGTTATCGTTGTATTATCTGTTTGTCTTGTTTTGTCTTGTATAAAAATTTTATCTTCCATTAAAGAATCCATTTCATACCAACTTAATTCTGGGTCCGAAAATTGTGATAGTGTTGGGTTTCCTTGTAAATTAGCTCCTTCAAGAGTAATTACTTGTTCTATAGATATTACGTTTGTGTTTGGTAGTACTAACTCTAAAAATGGTTTGGCATCTATTTCTGTTATGGTCTTACTAAAAACATTTGTAACACCGGCCACTACAAATTCTCTTTTAACTAATGTATACCCAACTAAAGTTCCGTTTTGATTTAAATTTGGTAGTACTAATCTATTTGGTATTCCACCAATACTTAATGGTTCACTGAAATCAATATCATCAAGTGTTTCAAAACTCTGACCACCACCTAAAACTTGAGCCCCATACTTTAATGTTGGTGCGTATCTTATGTCAAAGGTGTCACCATTGACTGGAACATTTACAGAAAAATCTACTATAGATACCGATGGTCTTTTACCTGGAACATTTAAACCTAAAGTTCTAGCTATATTTAATATTGATTTTCTTTCTTGTGCAAAATCTAATTGTGTTTCTTGGAACATCCTATCGGTATTGAATGATAACATGTCTGATACTGCCGCGTTTAATTCTATTAACATAGTACCAATAGATGCATCATTAAAGTCTTGGAATGTTTCTGGGTAATATTTTTTAATAAAATTAAATAACTCTGTCCTTACGTCAGAAAAGTTTCTAGCGAAGTAATTAATTTTTTTGTTTGTTGTTGCCATTTTATAATTCTATTTCTATAAAATCAGTACCAGCGAAAGAGGCCGAAGTAACTTTATAGTCTAGTCTAACTATTGCTGCCTTTTCGTTTCTTTCTGATTTAGATACTGTTATTTCTAATATTGTTAGGTTTGGTATGAATTCTTTTATTGCTGCCTCTATTTCTGATTGTATAGATTTGTGTACTATACCGTCATTTTGTTCAAAAATATATTGTCTTAAGTTAACACCAAAAGATGGTAAATAAAGTCTTTGCCTTTTTTGTGTTAATAAAAGATGTAGTAAATCGGCTTTAATCGCTCTTTTACTAGTTTTTTCCATCTTTAGAAATTTACCTTTAGGGTCTTCTTCAAATGGAAACGATATATTTATGTATTTTTCTGCCATTTCTTTTTATTAATAAATATTCAACTATATAATTTATACTAAAAATATGAAATGTAAATTTTGGCATAAAAAAAGCCTCAGTATTGAGGCTCTTTTTTTATTTAAACGTTTTATTAGTTTATTTCTTCTTTTTCTGCGATAGTAGATAAGTCTACGTCAATCTCACATTGCCCACCACCACAAGCAATTTCACCACTTAAGTCTGTATTATCTTCTGTTTCTATGATTTTACTTAAATCAACGTCTAATAATGACTTCATCATTTCAAAATATTTTTCTTCTGTAATATCTTCAAATGGGGCCTGTACATATGTTCCACCATCATAAGGTAATACCGATAAACCATTATAAAATTTACGATTCTCCCACATCCACTCACCAGCTAAATCCCAATCATTTTCTTTTAATGAAATTGTTGCTGAGACATTATGTGTGTTGGAACCTTTTCTATGACCTGGACTTATCCATTCTTGTGACACTTTTTTCACCCTTTCTAATAATTCAAATGGTGACTCTGTTCTCATAATAGCACCCTCTGGTGATTTTTGTGGTATTTCAATAACAGCCGTGTCATGTGGTCTGTAGTATTCATCTTGAATTAATTCTGGATGGAATTCAGATAAATATCCATATATTGATTCGTTTTTACCAACTCTGATTCTTCTAATGTAGTAATCATTATGCCAAGCGTGAATACCTGATGAAGTACCTAATGTTAATGAAGTTGTTCCAGCCGGTTTAACCGTAGTACATCTAGCTGCTGGGTTAATTCCTATTAATTTAGCTACCCTAGTGTTTTCTTTTTTAACCAAACTAGCCGATTTTGTCATATCATAACCTAAAACTGTACCACTACCAATACCTGTCATTGATACGCCTATTAAAGCATCTTTTTCTGTGGTTTCTCTCCACTCTTCTCTTAGGTAATGAAAATCTGTGTAACCTGCTTGTAGTGTACCAATAAACGCTGCCCCTTTGACTCTTTCATTTAAATCTTCCTGACTTTCAATATCTGAAGCATTTACCTCACATAAGTTACAGAACTGAAATGGTCTTAGTGCTATTTCACAACATGGATTTGTACCCCAATCTTTATCATTTGAAAAGTAAATACCTGGTTCTCCAGCCCCCGATAATTCAACACGTTTCCAAACATCTAAAAAGAACTCTTTTGTTACTTTGTGTCTCATTAGTACCGCTGAATTATTAGCTCTACCTCTTTGTGGGTTAAGTTCCCACCAATTTCCTGCCTTACAAGAAATCATTTCATCATCGTCAGCTGAAAATAATGATATTAAAGCTGCTCTACGTATACCACCAGCTAACACAGCGTCAGCTATATAACAAACAATATCGTGTGTTTCGATTGTTGATAGGTTGTCACCATCTTCTTTTTGACTTAATATACCTTCTATTTTAAGTAAACACTCTTTAAGTGGTTGTGGTCCTGGCGCTTTACCACCAGACGTAACTAACATAGCCCCTTTTGGTCTGATGTCCGAAAAATCAAATTCGATACGTGAACTTCGACCATTAAGATAAGATTTCATCAATACTTTAATTGCGTCAGCCCAACCTTCTATTGAGTCACCAATTAAAAATCTTTTTTTCCTTTTTGTGTATGGTTTGTTGATTGGTGGTAGTGAAGCTACATGATGTTTTTGTACTGAATAACCAACACCAGTCCCACCTAATAAAAGGAACATACATTCACTAAAAGCTTCTACACTATCAATAGGCATGTACGCACAATTATAAACTCTGTTTGGCGATATCTCCACTGGTTTACCCCCAAATTGCATGGACCTCATAGATGGTAATATTTTTTTATTATACACCAATTGATAAACTTTATTTATTTCGTCTTTAAGCTTTGGGTATCTTTTGATGTGCATATTTTTATTACGTGTTACCAATTCTTCCCAAGTTTCTCTTCTCTCCAATTCTGGCATATACTTAGCGTACTTCATATATACAGTTATGTCTGATAGAATTTTATTAGATAATTCCATTTTTATTTATTTTTTTAATTGTTATTAATTATTATTGTTTTATTCGGTACTTTTTTGTTCTCTTCTTAATTTCGCCATTTTTAACCTTTCTTTAGCGTTCTCCTCTTTTCTAACTTCAACCTTTTTTTCGTAACCTAAAAAGGTGTCTGAAGTTTCTGTGTCAATAAACACTTTACCATTATCAAATGTACAATCTTCAAAAATAACACCGTCTTTTCCGAATCTAGATTTTAAAACCGCTATTGTCGCCCTATTACCTTCCTTTTGGGATAAAGACCTAGCGATAGACATGATAAAATGTCCTATTTGGGCTTTTTTGATTGACCCCCCCATTTGGTCACCAGTAACGACATCCGAAGAAACTGAACTTCTATTACCTTGTACAGCGGTCCAACCCACCATATTGTACTCAACTAACATAGATTCAAAACCCCTCATTACATTGCCTTCACCTGACCATTCATCATTATATCTTCTTGCTGATTCCACACAATCGATATAATCTAAAACAATCATATCAGGTTTAAATCCTGTTGATATTAAATGTCTGATGTATGATTTAATATGGTTTACTGTAATCCCTTCAGAAGTAAACTTTCTAATTATCAAATCGTTTTCTCTACCATCAGTTTTTTCTTTAATAACATTTATTACGGACTCTTTATCGTCAGATAATTGATTTAACTCAATACCACTCCAACAAGACGCATGCTTTCTTTTAATTACATCAGGTATATCTTCAAAAACAATTTGTAAAACATTGTAACCAGCGTTATATGCTGTGTTTGCCATTTTAGTTAGTATTGTTGTCTTACCAACCCCATATGGCGCTAAAACCACACCTAACTCTCCTCTAGATAAGCCTCCATCGGTTAAATTATCTATACCATTTATCCCCGTAGGGATTGGATGCCTAAAATCCTCTTCTAAAACTGTATCCCAGCCATCAGTGATTGATGTTCCATCATCTTTTTCTGCTCCAACAGATAAAGCTTCTTTCATTATGTCAGCACACTCTTCATATCTACCAAATTCACCGTTATCAATGATTTTTGATATCTTGTCGTTTGCCTTTTTTAACTCTTGTTGTCTACAAAAATTTAATGATTCTTTTTGTACGTATTCCCAATCATCTACTTCTAGATTTTTGATTTCTTTAGTTATTTCAAATACGTAATCTTGTGTTATTTTATCTTTTATCTCTACCTTTAAAACCGTTTCAAGTGTATCCCATTTTGGTATTTTCTCGAAAGTTTCAAAATAATCTTTTATTGTAGCTATGATAAGTCTAAAATACTCGTTATCAAAATACTTCGCGTGAACTATATCGATAACTCTATCAGCAAATTTTTTATTTGCTGGGTGTAATATTTGATTTATAAATTCTGTTTGAAACCTGTACCCTAAGTACCCTAAAGTTGTAACTTTCTTACTCATATAAACTAAGTTTTGATTTATTAATAAATAACTATTTATAGTGAGATTCCGCAGTATTCCACATCAAAATTTTGTAAATAAAATGTTTCTTGTATTTCCTTAATTATAGAGGGGATTATTCTTCTAACATCAACAGAGTATCTAACTCTTTGTGGATAAACATTACCAGTAAATCTTTTTTTGATTCTGTGTAACTTATCATATCCCTTATCATTTGTTGTGACTTTTATTTCGAAATCAAAAACATCTTCATCATCATATATATTCTCAACTAAAATATCTTCTTGCAATTGTTTTCTAAATGGGTTATAACTTTTATATAGATAATCATATGTTTTATTCTTTAAGTCATCTTGGATTAACTCAACACACCCATCTACACACTCAGCTAATTCAATTGAGTTTAACACTTTAGGGTTAAAATTCTTAACCGAAAAATATCTCTGACAAATAATATTGTCATTTATGTATAATACAAACTCAAACTTCTTTTCAAATTTTCTATCAAATTTTTTCATCTTTTTTGTTTTTTATAATTTATTTTTTCTTTTTTAGCTAACTTAATAAATGGTTCCATAAAATTTAAGTAACCATTTTCCCCACCTGGTAAAGCGTACATAACACCATCTTCAATCATCATCTTGAGTACGTTTTTAGTGTCTCTCCCACTTGGGTCTATGGGTAAGTTTATTAAATTATTTACATTATCTGTAGCCTCTTCTGTTAATAAAGGATTATTTAAATCAATTATTTTTTTATTAATTTCATAAAGTGGTCCCCTATGTGTTCCCCTTGTTTTACCCTCAATGATATTGTCAATAACTTTAAGTGGTGTTTTCCTTTCTTCTTTTATTTTCTTACTTTCTTCTATTATCTCTTCTAGGGTTACTTCCCTTTCTTTTAATTGTGGAAAATGTTTCAACAGTGTGTTTTCAGTTACACCGTCAACACCTTTGATGTAATCACTCTTACACCCCTCAATAATCTTTATAAGTCCAGTGTTTGTATAATGGTGTTCAAAGAACCATTGGTAGTTACCTATCCCTACTTCCATTTTTTTATCCGCTAAAAAAATTGTAACTTCATTATTTATCATCTGACATAAATCACGGTCATTAGTATAAACCATAACATCCTCGTTACTTTTTTTATTTAAACAATAAAAAGCAATTAAATCGTCAGATTCAACATCTGGGTGTTCATACTGTCTAATAGATAAATCTTCAGCATATTCCTTAACCCTTAGTTTTTGTAATTCATATTCCTTATCGAAAAACCTAGGTCTATTTCCTTTGTATTCAGGGTAGTAGTCTAATCTAAGGGTTCCACCCCTTTCCCCATCCCAAGTGATAACTACTTTATCTATCTTATGTTCTATAATAATTTTTCTTAGTGTACCATAAAAGGCGGATATACCACCTATATGTTTACCTTTATGGAAAACATGTTTAGCACCACTGTAAGAACGTTTCATTAAAACGTTCCCATCAACGATAAGGGTTTTTGTTTTTTTAGGTTTTCCTCTAGGTGTTCGTAGGCCCATGTTGGCTAAAATTAAAAGGTCCAACAATCTGTTCTCTTGCAATATCTTCTTCAGTGGGTTCCAAAACACCCATATCAAGTAATAAATTTATTGCTTCTTGGGGTATTACATCCCCTGATATATATCTTTCTATAGATGATTGAATTATATAAAAAGATGCTAACTGGGTTCTTTCGTTATCAATTAACGCCTCTCTATTTAATTCTAATAATCTATTATAATTTACTTTCATTACTTTTTTTATTCTATAAACCTAAAGGTTCTTTTGTTTCGTTAAGATTGAAAGTGTCACCACCCATAACACTTTTCCAATACTCAGCGTACTCTTCTTTGTATTTATTGATTGATTCTTTCGTGTCCTCAATATATCCATGAGGTGTTGCAATAATCTTACCATCTTTATACCCCAAACCATTAACATGATTCTTAAGAATGGATATTTTTGTCTTCGTTGCGAAGGCTACTTTTCTACCATCCTTAGTTGCGTCTAGTTGTGATATTCCAGAGTTCTTTTGGTTACCAAATAAAAACACTAATGCTGAGTTTAACCAAATAGCTTCACCCCCCTTAGCTTTAATCTTAGGTTGGCCGAAAGGGTTGTCGGGTAATTCTACCCATGGTTGGTTGACGATGACTAATGTATTGTCATAAGGATAGTCTTCTCTTTTTGAGTTTGTAATCCTAGATGTTAACCCCATCCCAATTTTATCTGCTAACACTCTCGCGTTGTGCATTGACCCACCTTTACCATCAAAGGTCATCTGACAAGGTATTGAACCTACGGAGTCCCATAAGAACAAATAACCTTTTAAAGGTTTACCATCAGGTCCGTCAGGCATCCCATCTTTCTCTTGAATATCTAACAATTGATTGGCGAAATCCGTTACTTGTTCAATGGTTTGGAAGTCGTCATTAAATAGGAATAACCCATCTATAACTTCTTCACCCTCTTCATCTGTTATGGTTGCCGAATGTAACCCTAATTTTTCACAATACTCCCAAGACCATTTTCTTTCAGTAATTAAAAATACAGGTAAATACCCTAGTTTTTGTGCTGATACAGCTGATTTAATAAGAGCTGTGGTCTTAGATGAATTAGTGTGTCCTAGAAACATGTTAATGTTATGCATAACTGGTCCTGGTAACCCACTCGCTTTATGGAAAGCTTCACCAACATCGAAGAACGATGTTGGCTTATACTTTGTTTTACTACTATGTGTTTTCTTTAATGAATTTAAAGAGAAACTTTTCTTTTTAATTGCCGTTTTTTTACTAGCCATTTATTTATTTATTAAAAAGGTTCTTCATCAGAATTTTCTGAAGAGTTATCTTGTTTTTCACTAACCTTTGTTTCTGGTTGTTTAAAAGATGTTTCAGAATCACCATCGTCACCTTTAGCGATAAACTTGTTTAAATTCTTATCCCAAGCCGGTGTTTCACCATCCGCGATTAATTGTACATACTCTAATGGTTGAGCTTTGTAGATATCTTTCCATGAAGTTTCTTCAGTCATCCACTCTTTAGCTTTTGTACCTTTAGGGTCTGTTAACACACCTGGGTCTTCAGATAAAATAGATGTAACTTTAGTATACCCCTTATTATCTCTGCCCATAATTATATTAATATCTCTACCTTCTCTTGGGTCTGTTATGTCACCTTTTTTAGTGAATAATGGTATAATTTTATCTAGAATACCTTCACCTTTGTAGTTGTGTGTGAATCTCCAAAATTTAACTCCGTCATCTTCTTTTGAACGGTCAATAACTCTAGCTAGATAAAACTTCTTAGCTGAATACTGTGTCGCTAAATCTTTATCCGATTTGTTACCAGTTTCTTTCCATGATTTAAATAAATCAGCTGAAACCTCACATAGTGGACAATGTTCACCATCGTTATGTTTTCTACAATATATTTTTCTCCATTTACCACCGACTTTCACTGAATGCCAGTGTCCCTCATCAAATGGTGTATCACCTTCTTTCACAATAGGGTGAACACCTTCTTTAGGTGGCATTAATCTAATGGTTGATTCACCATCATTGTCGCCATCTTCAAGTCTTACAGCAAAGTATTTACTGAAATCTTGTTCGTATGAACCGCCTGAACTTCCACCAGACTTACTTTTTTCATACTGTTTCGCAATTGCATCGAGTACACTCATAATTTTACTTTTTTTTTAATTTATTAATTATTATTTATGTTTTAATTATAATGAAACTTTTGTATATGTAAACAAAAAATGGGGTCAAAATCTTTTAATAATGACCCCATTCCACACTTTATGTGATTTTTTTAATTATTTTTTAAAGGATTAAATGTGTTTTTAATCTCTTCTTCACTGTAATCAGCGTTTAGTTCTTCTGGTGTTAAAACGTATTCTTTCTTTTCACCGTTAGACACTTCTTCTCCAGTCGATATTCTATACCCACCATCTTTAGATTTCTCTTCCCAATAGTCGGATAGTTTAGTGTTGAATGGGTAACTATCTAATGAACGTAATTCTAATTTTTCTTCTGGTGTTTTAATGTCTTGTTCTATTTTAGTAATCTTTGAGGCTATTGAGTCCATTTTGGTTAATTGTGCCTCAAGATTTGATAACTTGTCTGTTAATGATTGTAGGTAGGTTGTGTTTTCTTGACCAACAGAAACCGCTTGTTGTGCCATTTCTTTAGCCTCATCAGAACCTTGTACTATTGCTGTAACGTCAATCTCTTCAACTTCTTCATCTTCAGAGGATTCTAAATCGTCTGACGCTGAAAATTCACTAGCGGTACCAAACTCGTCTTCTTCAGCTGCTGGTTCTTCACCACCCTCTGGTGAACCCTCACCACCAAAATCAAAATCAGCGTTCTCTTCACCACCTTCTTCATCTGCTGGTTCTTCACCACCTTCTTCACCGCCTTCTTCAGCACCAAAGTCAAACTCTTCTGTTTCTTCTTCTTCACCTGGTTCGGCTTCTGTGATTACACTTTCGTCTGTGTATTGCCAAGGTTGTCTATTTTTTTTCTCTGTAATGATAGAATCTTCACCTTCAGTATTATAATTAACTATTTTATTAAATTTTTTAACCTCTTCGTTAATTAAGTTTTGATTTTCTTTTTCCATTATCTTGTGTATTCGCTTAATAATTGACGACCATCACTTGTGATGATTTTCTTATGTTCTCTTTGTACCAACTCATCGTTGTCTTTAATTAAACACTCTTCTCCCTCACAATTTTCTTTATCGTTTAAAAAATTGTTTAGTTTGTCTTTTAGTTCCTTGTCTTTGTAGTTTTTAATATTGTCCATAACAGTACTTTTCTATAAATATGCCCTTATTCTATAATCTTCTTTTTTATGGGCAAAATTTCTAAATTATTGTTTCTTAATGTTATTATGGTGTTTTGATACTTTTCCCACTCTACATCATAACTACTATAATCTACATTACCACTAGATAGATTGAAGTCTCTTTCTATTAATTTATTAAGTGAGTTTATTGTGAAAAAGGTGGTACCCTTTTTATGTATTTGTATGGTTTTGTTTAATTCTTTTCTTAGGTTTATTTTTTCACCCATACCCAAAAAGATTCTATATGTTAAAACTAAACTATCATCCCCAGTTTCAAATATAAAAACAGATTTTTCATGTATTCCAAACTTATCCTTTAGTTTATTTAAAAAATCACCTAAGTCTTCTAATTTAATAAATGTCGCTACTAATATTATTTTTTTCTGCATCTAAATAGGGGATATACTTAATATCAAGACTTTTCGGTAGGTTTGGTATTTCTTTGTTTTCTTTTAATTTTATCAAAGATTTAATCTTGCTTATTATGTTCCATGACATAAATTTTAATAAACTAATATCTATGTGATATATAGTATTGCCACAATAAACATATAATTTATTTGAATATAAATATCCATCACATCCCCTAATGTACTCCATTATATATTTTATATAATCTTCTTCTGACTTAAATTCTAGTGGGTTTAAGTTTTTGATTTCCACCTTTGAGGTTATGTTGTTCAAAGAATCCTCTAAAAATTCGTTTAAATGTTGTTTAAATAACTTTCTTTTCTCTCTTGGTGAGAAAGTCCAATAGGTGTTTTCTTTAAGTTTATGTTCTAATATTGACGCCCCATTTTCTTTGGCTAAGTCCCAACCAACAATAATTTCCACAATACCTTCATCAAATGACATGGTTGTATCCATATATGGTTTTACCATATCTGTATCGTTAGTTGTTATTTTAATTAGTTTCATTATTGGTAATGGTACTTAAAATAAATAAAAATGTAAAATATATCTTCTAAGTGAATAAATCACCCACATTAAATGTTTCTAATTGTGAAGGGTTTTTATCCGCTTCAGATTTAGCCTTTTTAACTGTTTTTTTAGCTTCACTACCAGTACCCCAAGAAAAATGTATGTGGTCACCAACATTGGGCGCACTTTTATTACAATACTCATCAATGTACCTAAGTTTGTCATATATATCACCACCACTACCACTAGCAGAAAGTCCCCTAATTATCTCAACAACATTTTGTACTTTAGTACCATTTTTAGATACGTTCCACGCTTTTTTGTTTTTACTAGCCCTACCCCAACTCTCATCTGTAGCACAATTAGAACCACCACTATTACTTGACCCATCAATAACCATGTCTACACCATTACCGGCTTTATGTCTACTATTGTAACTTCTTGTATAGTGAAATTTATCATTACCAGCAGTTAATGTTAATTGATATGATGGATATTTAGATTTTATTATTGTAAACACTTTAGCCGCAACTTTAGAAATTTCTTCACTCATATCACCACCATTGGATAATTCACCTTCATACCACTTTCCGTCATACTTGTGAGCATAACAACCCGTATTAGGGTTTAATGTTGGCACTTGTTTCTTTGATTTATTACCAGAGTTATACACATATTCGGGTATGTAAAATTTTTCTTTATAACCTAAACTAGCAATAACACTCCTTAAATAGTTGGCGTTTGGGTCTGTTGCACAATTTGATGATGATTGGTTAGTTGTTGATGCTTGACCTGTTGTTATTACATCACCCCAAAGTCCAAACCATTTTTGTATTGCTATCCCATGATTTAATTTAGGTTCCTTTATTGAATACCCTTTATCATCTTTTATTTTATCTTGTAATTTTGGGTATCTAGTGCCATAATTACTAATGCCTATCATAGCGTCAGACCCCCAAATCATAGCCACATTACCACTATATGTCCTATTTTCTGTGTTTGCTTCAGTTGACAGTGATGGGTCCATTAACCCTACAAACTCAAAAGAACTATCGTAATTATTAAACACAGACACACCACCAGCAGAATAACCCATTAAATATTGTTTTAGGGGGGTAACATTTATGCTGTTATTATATTTCTTAAATATACCTTTTAGTGTTGATAATGAATTTTGGTTTGATGCTGTTGTGCCCGCCGCCATAACAATATAACACTTATTTTTAACTGCTTGTGGTATTTGTTCCCATTGCTTTTCTCTAGATATAACGGACTCTAGTCCTGCCCAAAAATAAATAACTTTTGTTGGATTTCCCGATGGGATATTTAGATAAAACTTACTGTTATCACCATTACTAGATATGGTGGTGGTACCAAATTTAGAAACTGTTTGTCCATTAGAATCTACGTATACTGTATTACTACCATTTACTACCGTATTAGTGTTCGTCCCACCGCCACTATTATATTTTTCATAAGCCCCTTTGTAGAATTCCCACCCTTGTTCGACTGTTTTGTGATAACTACCTGATAAAGCCCCTTTCATTGATGTCCACTCATTTTTTAGTTTTTCTAACACTATTTTAAAATTAGATAAACTAGTTAAAGCGTTTTTTAATTCGGTTTCGGTTACCTTTCTTTTTTGTTTAACACCACGTAGAGCCGCTTTGTTTTGGTTTTCTTTTGTCATAGGCGCGTTAAAACCTAAATTTAACTTTTCTGTTGCTGAGGCCCAGCTATACCCTAAATACTGGTATCTTCCGGCTGCTGTTGATGATTTAGTTTCCCCATTTTTGGTGAATGTGTCCTTCCATGTTGGGTCTTCGCAAACACTAAACCCTTCTTTTTCTATCTTTTCCTTATCAACACTACCTTTAGGGTATATACATCTGTGCCTTATTTCGGTTGTGTCAACAGTCCACCCATTCATTATTTTCTTACCACCAAATAAAATATCATAACCATTTGCTGATTTACCAATCGTACCCTCATAATAGGATATAGTGTCTAAAATTGTTTTTTCTAGTTTTGTTAGTCCCATAATATTTTAAATTTGTCCCGCGTATTGTAATGCGTTTTGTACGCTTCCCGCACTAGTTATGTTTTTTCCTTCTATTCCTTTACCTATTGGTTGTGTATCATCAAAATTTGATGGTACTGGTACCACATTAGAGCTTGGTTCGCCGTCACCCTTATCTTGGAATGTGTCGTCAGTTAAGACTGATGGGTTATCAAATGGGTACTTATATATAGGTGCTAATTCAGATTGTTTGTTCGGTACTTTTAACCCAATACTTTCTATAAAATCTTTTTGTTCTTGTGTCCAATATTTGGCCATTATACCACTTTTAATTTCAAAATGATGTAATTCATCGTTTTGTGTTGCCCCATCGTTAAAGTTTAGTGTTGAATTTTCAATCCCAGGTATTTTTTCTCTACCAGAATCAGTGTAGTCACCACCCCATGTTGCCCCCCACTTAATAATATCTTTCCACTTTGACGTTTCTAGATATTCTTTTATGGCGTTCATGTAGTCATGGTCTTTAACAACCACCAAATTACCCTTAGGCCATTTATAACCAGTTCTAGTATCAGTACCCCCATCTTTCTTACTTGGGGTGTTGTAATAATTACCTAGTTCAGAAATATCACCACTATCGATGTTTTTAAATTTACCCTCAAATAACAAGTCTATAGCAAATCCAGACCCATGTTTAGATGTTTTTATCCTACCACGCCCACCAGCTAATGTGTCTTGTAAAGACCTTGTTATATTGGGTCCAGCACCATTATCGTTAGAAAATTTATACTCTCTGTCTGGGAATTTATTCTGTAAATATTTTTCTAGGTCTCTAGTAAATTCTAATAATGTTGCCCCAGCAACACCTAACCTATCACTAACAACATATAAATCACCATCACTTTGTTGTACATAAAACCCATTAGATGCTGACACATTGGAAACATTTATTGATGATGTAGCGTAGGAACCACCACCTCCTGAACCTGAATTTATTATATTACCACCAGCTATAGGGTCGATATCTCTCAGTGATAGACTCATAGCTGTAGCTATATCTTCCACTATCGGTACTGTCGCTAATGGTTGTCTAACCCCTTTAAACGTTGTCCCTATATGGTGTGGTTTAACATTGTGCTTAACCTCTGTAATTAAATACGTCCCATAAAACATAGGTATATTAGTTAATTCAAAATACTGTAGTGGTTGAATCATCATGTTACCCATTGACTGGACAGTACATGAGTAAGACCTTGTTAAATATAAGTTATGTAAGTTTTGGCCTTTATTTGTTTTATCACCTGGGTTTCCACCATTAGCTAACCTATTGATTACTAATAACGATTCATTTGTTTCAGAAAATTCTGATTGGTCTAGTTCAACAGATTTAAACATGTTTTGATTTTCTACTCCATATGCCACCCTAAAAGCCGTAAACCCCTGTCCTTCTATTCTGCCTGGTGATAGTTGGGAGTCTTTACCATCCTTAAGTATTCTATCTCTAGTTGATTTAAGGACATCGTCTTCAGGGCTCTGCATTTCGGTTGGTTGGGGAAGTGAGTTTGGTTTCCCTTCAGTCAATGATATTCCATCATCATTATATGACATATCTTGATTATCTGCTGGGCAATTGTTTTTACTTCCTTTAGATTTTAAATCTAATGTTCTAGAAGTACCACCAACGTACATACAGATAAAGTTTGGTCCAGAGGCTTTGACTATTGAATTTGTGTCTGGCCTAAACATTGATTTTAGGTTTTCATTTGATTTGTCTGCTGTAAAGTTTGTGTATGTTGGTAGTGGGAAAAAATCAAAATTATTTTCACCTAATAAATCAGATATTAAATTATAGAAACTCATTTTTGGGTTTTGTGGTATCTTGTCTAGTTTTATAACATCTAACACTGATTTGTTACCAATTTCTTGCATTGCTCTATTAACATAACTAAAGTGTCCCGCTAATGGGACGTGGTTTGTTCCCATAGCTTTGTCAACCACCTCACTATCTGTTATATTAAAAAAGTAACTAGGGGTATTTTCCTTAACATTTGTACTACTAGAAATCCACTTATCAGTTATCGACTTAAATGACCTATATAACGATAATTTTATGTCATCATCGTTTAGTACTGAACCATCATCGTTTTTTGTTGGGTCTAGTGTTAATTCCCCTCTTTTATCTAGGTATGACGAATCCCATTCAGATTTAAACGCTTTTAAGTATTGTTTAGCTAAATCTTTATTAGCGTAAAAAGCGTTTTTACTCATACCATTTACTTCTTCAGATTCATCACCATTCCAAACATCTAAACCAAATAGTCTAGGTGTTGGTATTACTGCGTAATAAAATTCTCTAACTAATATATCTTCAAGTTCTTTAACTTTGTTTATATTTTTTGGATTATTATCACCAGTAAATTCCTTAGATAATGTTGGTATAGCGAAAAATGTTTCTTGTACATCACCATTACTTCCATAAAAATTCTCAGCATGATACGTGCCAAGTAACTTGTCAAGTGGTTGAGTCTCCTTAAATTGTTTTGCCCTATAACTATCGGATAACTTCCCATATTTACCCCCATAATTTGGGCTACTTGATTTTTTCCCACCTTCTTCAAAGTTAACTGGGTCTATAACGGGCAAATAATCTTTCCATTCGTTATCACACCAATCTTCAAATTCTTTTACAAAAGAGTCTTTTACAAATGTCGGTAATAATGCCATTAATTCAGCATATTTCCCACCTTCTGCTGACATCAAATAGGCTTCCCCATAAATGTCGTATTTAATCGTAAATGATGTCATTAGTGCTGTTGTTGTTGGTGCTATCACCCCTTTGGTTATGCTTGTAAATGATTCTGGTATGTCTGCCGTTATAGTAACTGGGTCGGCATCTAACTTTATTGCCGCGTAATTACCGTTCTGATTACCTAAATAACCGAAATTACCAACATAATCCCTAAAAATAATGTCATATGGTAGTATTGTTAGTGTTTGTTCTACAAAGTCATTTGGGTTGTCATTGTCTGTGTCGGCCTGTGATGCCCCTGCTGTATTACCGATATTAACGGGTTCAGTATAAAAATGTTGCCAAGGTGCACACCATAAATTAGGCCAAAAACTGTTTGCTGTCGCTTCGTGTGCCGACCTCATTTGTAATTCTAAGGGGTTTCCCTCTCTTCTCGCGTCCGAATCACCGTCTAATTCGTTGAAATTTTCTGATAAACGAGTGCCCAAGGAATTGTCACCAACCCATATCTCGGTTCCAAAATCCGGACCGTATTCTTTGTCCAACATAAAGTTTTTCGCTAAACTAGTCCATGCCCCAAAAGACTGTTGTTTTTGGGCGCCCGCCCCAACATAATTGTTGCTCAATTTGGGTTTCCAATCGTTAGGTAAAACTCTATTTAAAAGTTTATCTAAATTATACACCCCCCAATAGTCAAACATACAACCAAAAGTTATGGTATCAGACCAACCATCCACTTGTGGTGGGTCTTGTGTTCCGTTATATGAAAAAGTATATTCAGAAGTAGTACTTGCCGCATGGAATGTCGCTCTTGTAATTCCGTCTACTCTTGTTACACCCCTTGAAAAAGCACTTACCTGTGTTCTTTCTTGTTGTGTTATACTTGTTGTCCATAAACCCTTTTCATCTTTAAATAATTTATTAGCATAAGATTCACCAGGAAAAGAACCACCAGAACCAGAACCACCGTCTTCAGTTCTACTCCTATCTTTTCTACCAGTAAAAAAATCTGGCCCTATGAGATATCCTCTTATTGGTGTTTCATCTCTATCTTCTGTGGCTATACCTGGGTGTCCAGGTTGAGAAAGTGGGTCTAATCCATTTGGTGTTTCACCAAAAGCGGGATGTCTCCATCTTATGTTTCCGGAGGTATCTTTGTTAGCCCCCATATACATCTTCCATCTCCACATAACAGCACCCATACCATAAACCCATACTTTTGGGATTTTAACTAGTCCTTGTGATGTTATAAATGGTCTTAGGGCTTTAGGGTAATGGTCCCCCTTATAGTTAAATATACCATCTCCAGGGTCATCTATCCACTCAAATTGGGCTGGATTTATCCACTCAACCCCACCATCACCAGTATTTTTATTAGCCTCTGAAGAACCACAGGTTATAAATGGTGTTGTTTTACAAGCCGATAAAAACAAATAAGCTAAATTTCTGTTTTGTATTTCTGTACTTGAATATTCTAAACCAACAGCATTACCGTATTTTTGTTTAATTTCTTCTAGTTTTGGCCCCTTTAACCCATAGTAATTTGTATCACCATCGGTTTTTGTTAATGGTCTTTTGTACCCCCAATCAGCATTAGATACTCTATTAGATATATTTGCTGTGGTGGTGTCAATAGCATTCGTGTCAGACGCTGCTTCTCTAAATTTGAGGGTGTTGTCTAACCATAATGGGTTTTGTATTAATGTGTCTATAACCTGTATCCAGCCCCACCGGGTTTTTTCTTCAGTGGAACAAATATCATCCGATATATCACCCATTTTTGCAGCTGGGTTCGACCCACTGTATGTTGATTTACATTTAAAAACTTCAGAACCACCTTTATCATCTTGTCCTAGTTCTGCACCCTTAAAAATACCAGTAGCGGGTGGGTCAAACGGTAATGATAACCATGGGTAAGAAGCGTCTTGAGTAGTACCGGCTTCTCGGTTATATTCTTCACCCGTATGTTCACCATCCACACCTTGCCACATATATACTTGTTGCATGAAAGGAATGAGTGTTTGTTTTATACTTCCCCATCCAGGTGTAATTCGTGAAGCTTTTCCTGAATCATCAGAAGATGGTGTTAGCATTGGTCCGACATATTCTATATTAAAAGGTTTAAAGTCACCAGCCTGTTTAGGTGTGATAGATAGGGTTGTAAATAGTCTTAAACCTTTATCGGTGTCAACACCATTAAAAGTTACCAGTTTTGAATTACTATCTTCCACCGTATAATTCTTCATCTCAATTCCTGATGATTTGTTGTCCAAGCCCGTATGCACAATCGCTTTTGCTAAATTACCTTGTAGTTCTTCCCTTTTTTTATTGGTGTCGTTGATATATCCTCCCATATCAACCCCCGCATCTAATTTTGCTTCAAATGTTTCCCCATCTATTAGTTGGAATAAATACTCTGGTTTCATTTTTCTAATGTCACAATGTACCTCCTGTTGATTAAGACCCACCTTACCTATACCTCCTGCACTGCCAACACCTAGTAATCTTATGTACCCTTCCCTTGGGTAATAAGCCCAATAATCTTCAGTGTAGGTTTTGCCGTTACCACCAACCCATACTTGGTTTGTTATTAAATTTTGTTTTAATATATCTGGACCAGAGGCGTTTGGTATGCTTATGTTTGTCGATAGGTCCGTATATTTTGCGTCAGGATTGAACCATGGTTTGTTTGTGTCACCCGTTGGTTCTGTTTTATTATCTGTTTCTTGTTTTAGTTGTTCTTCAATTTGGTCGAATAGGCTGTTTGTATTTTGAAAGATTTGGAGATTTAGAGTCTGTAACTTATCAGTATCAGTTATACAACTCATTAAATTGTGTGCGTCTATTTTGGCTAAAGCTATTATTGGGTTTTCCTCTGCTAACTCACTTTTTGTTGCCTTATACAATGTTGGAAACCAAATTCTATTTTGTTGGAATGTAGGAAAGTCTATTGATTCTGAATTCCCTTTGGTTTGTTTTCTCCAAGGATAGTTAAACCCAAGACCCAAATTGAATTGGTTATACCTTATTGGGTCAAAATAAGAAAAATCCAATGTAATAAACATTCTTTCAGCTATAATTTTATTAATACCGTCTTTAAGGCTACTAGGGGTATCCAAAGATTTTATTAGTTCCCTATATTTTAATTGTATTTGTCCGTATATTTGACTTTCTAATGGGTTTATTGGCATGTAGTTGTCATAACCTGGTCTACTTTCCTTGTCTTCCAATAAGTCTTCATCCGCTTCATTAAGTCTAGTGCAAGCATCAATAAAATCTTCAACAAATCTAACTTCTGGCCAAGAATTAAATTCTGAATTTACCCCTGGATATACTTCTTTGGTTTCTGTTTTTGAGTTTGAATTGTATGATGCTGTTGACCTGTAATTTGTTTTATAATATGTTGGCCATGGGTATATCTTTTTTGGTGCGTCTCCTGGGCCTTGTCTATTCAATACCATTAATTGCTCTTCTGCTCCACCGTGATATTGTTCGTTATATTGTTCTTCTAATTCTTTGTGGTGTTCTTCGGCTTTAATACTAACATTTAGTAATAGTTGTACAAAATTTTCTACATTACATGATAAAATTGTAAATATGTTTCTTATTGTTGGTCTAAAACCCAATGCTCTTGTCACCCCATCGTCTATCGCTTCTTTAACTGAATTTCTTTTACGTTCTATTTCCTCACTTAGAGTAGCTAAATCGCCATCCAATAAAGATGTTAGGTACCCAACATCGATATAGAAATCGTTGTTCAATGAATTTTTAGTGTCTTCATATTGTAAGTTTCCATTTTTATCATTAAATTTCAACATACCTTTTTGAAACCCCTTTATATCATCTAAAAAATCTAATAGTTGGTATTTGAATGGTTCTTCTGAAACTTTTTCACATTGTGTTAGCCCATCACTGAATGTCTTATTTGATGCAACAGCTACGTGTGAACCACCACATGTTTTTTGTCCAGTGTTAAAATTTTCTTTAACTAACCCCTCTTTAATTGTCGGTATGTTACTTGTTATTTCACCAAAACCTGAACCAGCTAGGTCACCACCAGAACCATCGTCTATGGGTCTTATCCAATAGGTCGCAAGAAAACCTTTTAGTTTATCGTCTGGTGCTTGGTTAAATACATAAAGTTCTTTTATATTTCTTGCCGATTTGTTTGGGTTTTTTGCTTTAGTGATTCTTGGGTCACCGTCTAAATACCCTTTAAAATCTTGTTCCAATTTTCTAGCGAAATCAGTTACAGACTGTCTCATTTTGATTACCTCGTTTTTAGTCCTAATTAAATTAGCGACCTCTAAATAGTTATCATCAGCTTTAACTTGACCTAAAAAAGTTTTTATTTGTTGTATGTCTTGTAGTAAACTTGTTATTGTTTTACATTCAACGGTGTCTGTTCCAGCAATCTTTCTACAAAATGGTTGTATTTTTTCTGAATACTTACCCCCTCGTATATTTACATTGTCATGTAAAGCAGAATAGTCTGATTCGTCAAAAATACCATTATCCAAATAATATGTTACCGCTTCATCATATTTTTTTCTAAGTGAGTCCTTTGCGGCCCATGGACCCTTCATGTAATTCGCACACCTAACATACCCCATCAACATATCAGCCAAAAAAGCATAAGACCAACCAATAAACTCCGCTTTACATTCAAAATTACCAGTTTCTGTATTAAATTTTGTGTTAAATTTTTGTAGATTTAAAAAGTATGTTGCGGGTTTACCATAATATCCTTTAAGTGTTAATTCAAATATTGGGTATGGTAGATGGAAAAACATTCCATATGGTGAACAAGAACCCTGCTCAAAAAGTGTTGCCCCTCTAATATCAACAAAGTCTACTACAACTCTTGGTATGTAACTTCCTTTAATTTCAATATCTATGTTTGTTATACCAAAACCTTCAACATCACCTCTTGTTCCTGCATCATCTATTTGTGAGCCACCAATATCTGACCACGCTGTTGTTAAGAATTGTCTTTTTTTTCCATTATCTGTTGCGGTATCAGATATAACCATGTCAACAGTACTTATATTTATATTATCTTGTGTTGTACCACCATTTGTACCTTCTGTAATAAAACTTCTTCCTTTTGTTTTAGCAACTAAACTAGCGTAAATATACAAGTCTTCGTGTTCAACAACTTGGTGTGGTGGGTTTGGGTCAATAATTTTTACACCTTGACCGTTATCTATGATTCTTGGTTCTATTGCCATTATTAAAGACCATTAAAATTTCTATATTTTATTATTTGTTTCTCATACTGTTGTAGAGATTCCTGTAATGGGTAAGGTACGTTTATTATTGTTCCTGTCGGTATGTCAAATTCTAAACCACCATATTGTGGATTAGCCTGCAATATTAACCACCCCATATTTGGGTTATTATAATAGTCATCACTAATAATGTCAAGTCTACTGTTGCCATCATATTTTACTTTAATGTCGGTACTTTTTTCTGGTATTCTTAAAAATGGTAATATCTTCATTTTACCGTCAAATTTAAACTCTTCATACCTATCGTAATATCTTCTTCCCATACCTAAATTTATTATACCACTAACATTTTTAATTTTATTGTGCTCCTACAGCCGCTTTTATAATGTTTAAACCTTCTTGTTTTATCTCACCTACAATATTAATAGAACCACTCTCGTATTTTCTATGTTTGTCATCACCGGTCGCCCCATTAGCTACTCTAGTTTCCATAGAATTAGTAGTTTCAGTAAGTTGAATATAAAACCCAACCTTCCATTTCGCCACACCCTTATCATCTATATTTTTTTGTATTGTTTCAATCAAATCAGATGAGTAAAAATCATCACCATCATTACCACCAGCAGCCCAAAATGCCCACTCCTCAAAACTTTCCATATTAATCGCGTAAGGTAGTATATTGAAAGCAAATATTTGTCTACCTACTTGTTCGGCTGGTCTGTCAGCATCGGTAACAGTACAACAACTATTTTCAGTCTTTTCAACCCTGGCGATGAGGTTATCCCAAACCACAGCGTTGTTACCTCCACCCCTAGTACCTGAACCACCATCTAAAGACTCGAATCCTTTATCTTGAGTTATGGTCACATCGTAGTCATTAGCAATATCAGGGTTTATTCGTCCCCATACGTAATTTGGTAATAACCCATCTGTTGGGTCCGTTGGTGATGATAGGTATGTGCCTATACCGTTTTCCGCGTCAACATAATCTCCACTTATTGTTATTTTACCATAATCGTTACTATATGTTTCACCTTGATTGTATTTTAATGAATTAGTTTCCGTGAATAAAAGTCCACCTTCATCTGTTGTTTTATTTGGTGCCCCAATTTCAGTACCATCAGTGTCTCCCCCACTACCACCACCATCTTGTGCTTCTTCTAATATCTCTTCTTCTGTTTTGTTAATATCATCTACTTTACGTACCCAAGTGGTTTTGCCAGCATTAACACCGGTTGTGTCATTACAGTAATATCCATCATACTTGTTTGGGTTTGCTTTAATATCTGCCCATACTTTACTAGACACATTATCTTGTATACCATATTCTAAAGCCACACTTTTGTCTTCTTCTGATAATAATGTTTCGTCTATACAACCAGAACCAGAACCAGTGACTGGTGGCCCACCATCATTACCACCTTCACCTTGACTTGCTGCTTCTTCAGATTCCTCTGCCTCATTTGGGTCTTCCACTACCACTTCGTCTGATTTATCTTTTTCTACCTTAATAGCGTCATTAAATTCTTCTTGTCCAGCAAATGGTCCGTAGAAGTATTCGTTTTCTTGTGTTCCATCACTAAACCCATCATCACCCTCAAGTAGTATTTCTCCAGCACTTTTTCTTCTTGTTAATATCTTTTCTAATGGCATATATAATGCTGTATTAGCGAAGAAGTTATATGAAACGGCGTTTTGTAATGCTGACAATGGTCCTTGTAATGTAGAACCTCCAATAAACTTAAAGTTTAAATCAACGTTACATAACATTGGTTGTACACCAATACCTTCAGGATTAAGGTCCCATTGTAATGGGTCAAAAGTAAAGTTAATTGTGTCAATTATAATTTTAGTGTGATAAAAATCACCCAACCTCAGTATACATACTGGTGGTCTACCAAATGCTGTATTTTGTGGTTGGTTAGGGTCTATTGTTGATGGCCCTTGTCTACCACATTGTTGTAAGAAAGTTATTCTTGAATTAAACCCTTCAGGTGTTATTGAATGGAAAGCTGGGTGGAAGTTTCTAAGTTTATCTTTAAGGCTATCATATAAGAAAGAGTCGTCTTCTTTTATTTGCATAAAATAATCACATTCATTTATAAAGTTTTTAGCCAATTCAAGTGCCTCTTGTTTGTCGGCTTCAGCTTTTGCTATCGCAGCCGCTTTTTTGTCTTTAAATTCTTTTAGTAAACCTTCGTTTACACCTTGTATTCTTTCTTTTTCTTCTTTTTTAAATGTATCCCAAGATTTTGATAGTAGTTCCTCGTTTGGTGTTAGAACTATGTCAACTCTTCTAGAGATTATTTGACACTCGTTTTCATAATCATTTGGGTGTGCTCTACTTGGTGTTGGTATAAACTGTCCACTATACGATGCTGATGATGTGTCAACATTTGCGTCATTACCAACAAAACCAAGAGCGTCTTTTTTTCCTACCCCAAATATACCCCATCTAAGGTTGGCTGTTTGGTTTTCGGATAACTGGTATTCACTTTCTGTGTATAATGGTACTTCACTTTCCCCACTAGTGGGTAGTTTTGGTGTTTCATCTGTTGATTGTTCACACTTTACCATTTGGTCATACATATAATTAAAAACATTCCTAGCTCTATCTTCTGATAGTTTCTGATTATATTCTACATTACCGAAACTACTCGTGTTACCAATTACCGAAATTGTTTGCCCCTTTCCTTGCCATGTTGTTGTTAAAAACTCTATTAATTGGCTTATACCATTTCCAACCACACCGTCACCAACATCAACAGTAAACTTCCATGTTTTATTTTCCATACCTGGTATGTCCATTTTTGGTAGGAACGATGATTTATAATTACCCAAGAGGCCACTAGTCTCATCACTACCCGTCCCAAAAAATCTAGAATTAAAACCCTGTCTTTCGTATAGTGACCCTAGTTGGTTAGCTTCTTTAATTTCTCCAGGTGTTGTTGTGGGGCTTGTTGTTACTATGGTAGTTGTACTACTAGCTGTTGTTGTACCACTAACACACAGACCACCCATTGTTAATGTAAAACCCGTTGGACATGTTGTTGATGCACTGTAACATATGGAAGACCCACTTAATGTGTACCCTGCCGGACAACTCGCAAGTTGTGTCGTACCTGTCGAAGGTAGACATTCGTTACAAAAAGTTATATTTTCATATGCTTGACCATCACTTTGTGAACCCCAAAGTTGGGTATTCGTTTCATTACCAGAACCGGTTGGCACTGCGTTTAACTTTGGTCCAAACCTATTCTCAGTACCTAGTGGTGGACTTTCTTTACCGTTACAGGGTAATGGTCCATCCCATCTTTGGTATTGGTAACTTTCTGGTATTTCCTCTAAAGGATACCCCTCTGTGTCCAATGTATTTTCATCCTCTATTGTGTCGAACCATTGACTAACAGGCGGACTACCATCATACCCCCCATATTTATCAATCTCTTCTTTACAAGCTTCACCACCATCACATGAATACCAACCTACTTTATATAATTTTGGGTTATCGTACCATGCCTGTGGGTCTTTTTCGTAGTTATAATCAAAACATCTACCTATAATCCCATCTGGACATGAACTTTCGTCTATTATATATCCGTAACTACTACAGTATCCTTGGGTACCTGAACCACAATCATCGATTTCTTTTATAAATGCCGACCTAGCGTTTTTAAAGAAAAAACTTAAACCATCGGTTACTGTCGGCACTCCTTGGTTTTGTCTTTCTGTGTCACTTTCTTCTAATAGTTCTGGTTCTGTTAATTTATCTAGCTCATCTTCTTGTGGTATAATTTCTTTAAAAGCTTCCTGTACAATATTTTTTGTTGTTTCAGCGTCACAGCCGGCGAAGAATGTTTCTAAGTTAGTTGTTGTGCTAACCTCCTCAACTTCGCCAAGTTCGTTGGTTGTTGTGGTTTTAAAAGCTTTGTCTTTTAATTTATTTAATACTGATGGGTGGTCAACCACAATTGAAAAGGACAATGTCCCTGTTCTTTCGGTATTATTGTAGGTGTATATTGGTTCTGCTCTACCAATAAAACTAGTTGTATCCCAATTAACAGATGTGTTATCTGTAAAATTTATGTTATATGGTGGAAACCACATTATTCTACCACCAAAAGGCCCTTTTTCACATGTGGGTAGTTTTCTATGATGTGGAGAATCTTTCCAAGCTAAGTTTTCAAGTGAGAACATATATGGTATTACATGTTTTTTATCAACAAGTAGTTTACCTAATTGTGCCGCTTTCATTATCGCACTTTCTGTTTCCCCATCCTTTTCCCAAGCTATTTTGGGTATACCGGGACTTCTTAGTGTTGAGTATTTACCTAGTTTTACATTTGCGTCTGATTTTCCGTCTCTAATTGTACCAGGTTGTGTTTCTCTCCATAACGCATCGTGTCTTATTAGGTCATTATACCTATTATAAGTGTTTCTAACTGACCATGAACGACAATAATATTTATTTTCTTTAGATTCTTTAACCAAATTACCTTGTGACATTGTAATGTGTCTTCTATCGGTACTATCCATATTATAGTTTTGGTCTGAGTTTGGTAATCCCACAAATTGTGCCGCACTTCCTCTACCTTTTTCACCAGTAGATTTATTAATTAATTTTTGTGTATACCTTAATAACCCCCTTTTAGGTAGATTTGCTTCGTCTCTACCGTCTTTCCAAAATAAATCACTGTTCCATCTAGCTTCTGTTTCTGGACCAATATTATCAAACGTACCACCAACGTCTTCAAATGGGTTGTCTGTGGTTATCTGTGATGGATAATATTGATTAGACCAACTAGCTAAATGTTGGGAATCCCAACTACCCTTTAATGCCACGAAATCCATTTCATACGCGTATTTGAAATCAAACCCTTTGTTTTTATAAACCATGATAGGACTATCTTTGACTGTTGGGTTGTTTTCTTCTGTTGGTGCTAAATCTTCACTTTCCTTTTTACCAATATTTTTTATTTTATCAACTATTCCGGCTAATTTTGTTTTATTTTCTGTGACTGATTTTTCTTTTGAACCAACGGGTTTTTCGTATGTGTGGTCAAGATAACCTAACTTTTGTGTTGGTTGGTTTGCGTCTTTAGCTTTTTTTGGTTCGTTACCTAATGGGTCGTCTTGACCTTCAATTATTGGCCCATATTTATTTATTTTTAAAGCTTCGTATAATAAGTTTTGTGTACCCTTCCCCGTATAGTCTAGTAGTGCTTGTGATATATCTATTTGACGTTCCGAAAATGGGCTATCCATGGGTTTTTGACCCCAATCAAAAGCTCCATCTGGTAGTGGGTCTTTCCTTAAAGCTGATAAGTTAAAATCAGCTAAATCAGTTAAAACCCCTAACCCTGGTATTGGTATCCCTTCAGCTGGTTTTGTGATTTTATAATCTTTTCCGAATAAAGGTTGTCCAGCTAATAACCCTAAAGGGTCCAAATTAATTCTACCAACAGTTTCGTTAATTAGATTTTGTTTAACTCTGTTTTTTAATTCCGTTAAACGTCTTTCGTTTGCCACTTCATTTAATTCTGAAGGGAAATCTATTAAAAACGCGTTTAAACCACCTAAACCTACAGCGTCCAATGTTTCACCCAATAAGTCAGTAACAACATTACCACCAGTTGATGTTGGGTATTGTATGAACCCTGTTTCTTCTGGGTCTTCTAGTTGTGGACAATTATATGCTTGGTATACAGAAGGTCCGTATTCATTATCTTTAAATATAACTTCATTTCTTATGTCGTTTAGATTTACAGATACATTTCCTTCAGCAAACCATTCGTCAACATCACCAGGATTTTCTATTTTTGAGTAATTTATGGTTTTTTCTAACCCTCTTTCGTTGGCCCATACACTTAAAAAATTTCCAGCAGCACCATCAACTAATTCGTCTGGTAAATTAAGTAGGTTCTGACCTAAAAGATACGTAACATAATCACTATCTGTTAAATCACCGAAACTATACGTTTGGAAAAAGTCTATATTGTAATTATTGGGATTTATAGCTGGCATAATTAAATCATCTTTTTTTTATAATAAATATTTACTTATTAGGTTTTACTACACAAATTTGTTGCGCAGCCTTTATAAATAATAATAACTGATTTAAATAATTAAATATTTAATATTAATTAATATAAGCCATTAGCAATATAATTAAGTTCCCTGCTTATCGGTGTAGGTATGTTTAGCAACAATTCTCTTAATACCATCAGTAAATGTTCTGTCTGCTAATAACTCTGAACTAACTTTTTTACCACCGGCACCTACTAGGTCTATTTCACCATCAACATTAATGTCACCAAATTCTATTTTAATATTATTACCCATCATACCTAACCACATTGAAAGGGATTTTAAAGCTTCAATATTTTCCGTATTAACCGAGTTTACCGCATCAACAGCCTTTGACACCCCTTCAGCGTCAACACCCTTCATGGCATCACCTAACGAGTATGCTGCCGCGGCTAAACCTATTAAACCTAAAAGACCGAATGGGTTCGCTAAGGCTAGACCCATAATAACAATGGACGCCGCTAAACTTATAATACCTAAACTAGCTAAAATTAAAGCTGGACCTAACATAATTATCGCTCCAATATTATCCATACTGACAACACTAAATAAATTAACAAAAGAGTCTATGATAAGAGCTATACCTTCCGCGACATAGTATACAGCAGCTCCCATCATCATCATAGCCGCACCTAACCCTAATAATATTAGAATACCTATCCCAGATATCTCTACGGAAGCACCTAAAACACCTAAACCTGCGGCTAATGCCTCTAACCCCGCACCTGCCGCGACGCCACCTATAGCTATAGCCGCCATACCTATAGTACCAGCAGTCATCGCCGTAAACCCTATCGCTGCTGCAGCTAATCCGGCAGTACCTAATAAAACGGTTGGTGTTCCCATCATTGATAATCCTCTACCTAAAGCACTTAGGTTTCTATAAAGAGCTTTCAATTTTACTTTACCAAAAACCATTAATGTTGGTAATGCTGGAACCATAGCAACCATTCCCAAAGCAGTAGGTATTAAGTTAAGTGCACCGAATAAGACTTGTGGTGTACCCATCGCCCCTAGACCTGAAGCCAAACTTTTTAATCCGGCTCCTGGTTTTCCTTTTACTTTAGATTTTACATCAGGTCCTCCACCACCACCTTTTCCAAGACCACCCAGACGAGCACCTTTAGCAAACGTATAACCGGCCAATAATTGTTGACTAACCCAATAAGACGCAAAACCTATAGCGGACCAAATTAGAGCACCTTTCCAATGTTCACCAACCCATTTTAATTTTTCCCAAACCCATTTCAATCCCTTTTTAATTTCAGGCCACCAATCTCTCATTTTTTTAGCGAAAGATATTAAAGCTTCAGTTAGTCCCGTCATCCAAGCCTTTCCAGCACCAGAACCTAAAAAATCTACTAACGGTTGCATAACCTCAACAGCTACCAACATCAAAGCGTTTTGTATTGATGTCCACTGCTTAGCAGCACCCATAGCTTGTTTAGCTCTTTCTTTATCAGATTTTGCTCTACTTACTATATTCTGTCTATCTTTTGCCTCTAGGTTTATTAATTTTTCAGTAACTATCTTACCATTCTTAGAAAAGGTTATTTCAGCACCATCTTTCCCCATTTCAGACATACCAAGAATCAAATCCTTATCTTTTTTGTCCATTCCACTAGGCAAAAACTTCTCCATATAATCCATTTTTGAAGCTTGTTTCGCTGTTTTAACTAAATCAGTATAGTCCATACCTAAAGCGTTTGCCGCTTCACGCATTCTATCTAACTCATGAGCTGACATTTCAAACTCACCAGTTTTTTCATTAAACGTAGCACTTTCTTTTGCGGCTTTAGTGATTGATTTAGCTAATTCTTCTGGGGCATTTCTAGCCTGATACATTAGTTTAAATGGGTCACCTAATTGTGCTAGTGAGCCACCCATCATTTGTAGTTGAGCCGCAGCTTCAATAGCACCTTCAGGTCTAAAGACTTTATCTGATACACCAGCGACAGCTTCCATACTTAACTTAAACTTTTCAGAATGAGCAGACATTTTAGCTAAAGCTTTCATTCCACCCCTAAAATTCATTTTATTAAGTAAACCTAAATTAGCTTGAAATTTTTTAATAACTTTTCCGGAGT